ATGACCTGCGGGTTTACAAGGTCCTGAATGGTTGTTGTTTCTGCCATAGTTATTCTCCTTTTCTACCGGTCAGGGTGTCGTATGTGTCTTTGTCGGTCTTGTACAAGTCCAGCCGCTGGGCATAGGACATCTTTGCAAACGCATCAGCAGTGACCGCAGAGCCGCCGCTGTTGTCCGGCAGCTTCTGTTCCAGTATCTGCTTTTTCTCTGCCGTCGCGAACTGCGTCGGATACTGGGATTTCAGCGTTTCCAGCGTGGTGTCCCAGCCTGTCAGTCTGCCCTTGTCGTCCAGAGCCACGCCGTCCATGCCTTGCAGTTTGTACGCCAGATAGTCTGTGTCCAGTGCTCCCGCTTTCAGCAGTGCCACCTGCACCGCAGCGTCCAGTTTTGCCTTGGCAAGCTCTGCTTCCAGTTCGGTGACGCGGGCGTTCTCCTGTGTCTGCTTGGCGGCGTTGTCTGCCCTGGTCTGCTTCTGGGCTTGCTTTAACGCGTCCTGTGCCTGTTGCAGCTGTACTTGCAACGCATTGTACTCTTCCGCCGTGTAAGTCTTTTCCGGCGGTGACGCGTTCGGCTGCTGCTTTGTGCCTTCATCCGGCGTATCCTGTTTCTTTGCCTCTTCTGCCATTTGAATCAGTCCTTTCGTGATTTGGGTATAAAAATAGCACCTGATCGCTCAGATGCTGATTTTTCGATAAAAGAACGCCGTACCCGCTGGCTGAATTGTTCTTGTTTTCCGCCCTCCGCCAGTTTTCGCCCATGGTCGGGGCGGTGATTACAGTTCGATGTCTTCGATCGCTGCACGTACTTCCAAACTGGCGATATAGTCAGCCATCGCTCTAATCTGGAAATTATAGACACCTCTCGGACAGGTCGGCGTGAAATTCAGCTTTCCAGTGTCCCATTTGTCCAGCATTGCTTTCAGCTTCTGGTACCGGACAGCCACCTGTGCATACTCTGCCTTAAACCGTTCCTTGTAGTCATCACTGCACATCAGTGATACTGTGTCTTTCAGTTCTGCCTGTCTGTATGTTGCCATTATTTTCTCCTTTCTGGCATGAAAAAAGCACCTCGGGTGAGATGCTTTTTCTGTATAAGATTTCGGAAACACTATCGATTCTCCTCAAAGAAGAAACACGGTTTTCCACCGGTACGAATTGCCACTTTATTGATTTCTTTCGCTTTGCTTACGATTTCCTGTGGTGTGTTTTTTGAAAAGGTTCGTGTTTTTCCTTTTATCATATATTTACGCCATTCCATTGGATAATCAATCAGCATTTTCATTTCCTCCTTTGTGCAGCAAAGCTGCCACAACATCACGGGACATTTTTCTCGGCTTTTTGCTGCAATATTCTGCCACGCATTCTGAAATAAATTCGTCGAGCGATTCATCATCTATAAGTCCGTAAATGGACAGTGCTTCTTTTTTCAATTTCATTATAGCATCTTCGTCTAACCCTGTCAAGCTTTCAAAAAAAGCATCTCGAATGTCACGTACTTTTTTCAGTCTTTCCTCATAATCCGGAACAGTATCTTTCAAATGCTTTTGCAATGCATGACCAAGCTCATGGCGAAAAGCGTGATAAGGGGAGGAGCTTGACCATTTCCCCGTTTTTTTCATTTCAGCAGCAACTTTTGAAATTGTATTTTTTCCTTCCTTACCGCCTGCCCCGAAAATTGAGAGTACGCCGCTGTTGTCATTATAGTTTCCCCAGAATCCGTTATTCCCATACGGTTCTACCGAAACACTGCTTACGCTGGACATTTCCCCGAACTTTTGCGTAAAACGATCATACTCATCGGAAAATTCTCTCGCAAGCTGTGGCGTGATCTCTTTTGTTCCACTGGCCTTATCAAATGCGATACTGTAATTCCCTTTTAAGTACTTGATTTTCTCCGCCTGATACGTCTTTCCCGTACCGCCGTTATCCTTTGGCGTAGGCGGTGTGACTTCTGCGGCGTGACCGTTGTGATGCGGTATCGTGACATCACGCTTTTCTGCTTCCTGCCGGATATATCCGGCACGGTATTCCGCGTAGGATTCACTGGAAACCTTCACAAGGGCTCTGTGCTGGTTGTCATACTTGTAATCGTCGTCGGCTCTGACCGCCCATCTGGGGCGGCTGTAGGCGTGACAGCGGCAGTTGATGTCCTCGGACGCAATGCCAAACTTACCGGGTGCCTGTGCCTTTCTGCCGTCTACTTCAAAGGGTTCGTCCAGCTCACGGACCTGCCCGTCCAGCTGGACATGGTGCGGGCGTGTCTTTTTGTCCATGGTGCTGTCCCACTGCTTCACCAGATCTGCCCCCTGCTGCTTCGCCGTTCTGGCGGCTTCCAGTCTGGCGGCGTTGGCGATGCGGTTTCCCTCGGTGCGGACGATCAGCTTTGCCCGTCCCAGTGCCCCGCCACGCATAGTGGCATAGTTGCCGATCATTTTGCCGGTGATCTGGTTCGCCATGTCCCCGTAGCTTGCACCAGATGCAAAGCCAGCGGAAACAATATCGGTGATATGCTTTTTCAGTCCGGCAAAGTCCTCGCCGATGCTGTCATACAGCGGCTTTACAAGCTTCGTGTCGTTAACGGCAGCCTGACAGACCTTATCCTGCGGAATAGGCAGCGAGAGCCGCAGCCCGTCGCTTTGCAGTTCGTACAGCACCGCCGTGTGCCCTGTGAGATAGCAGTCCTGCAAGTACTCCTGCACGGTGCGGTACGTCTTGCTGTGCAGCTTTCCGAGAATGCGTTCCAGCTGCTTCTGCAAGCCCTGCTGAAGCGCTTTCTGGTAGGCAACAGCCTGCCGGTTTTCCACGTCAGTCCGTTCGTCCAGCTGCCGGAGCCTGTCCTTGACATCTTCCAGTGCTTTCTGATACGACCGTTCCAGCTGCTCCATGACTTTTTTCTCGGAAAGCAGCTCATACTGCGTGGTCTGCTTCTGTGCCGGTGTCATCTGCCGCACCTTCTTCCAGCTGCTGCATCAGGCTGTCCAGCTGTGCACCGTCCGTCTGTTCCAGCGACTTCCGCACCTCTGCCTCGTCCAGTTCCAGCACCTTGCACAGCGGTTGCAAAACGGCTTCTACGCCCAGCTGTGCCGCCGCGGCAAGCAGCGTGCTGACCTTGGTCTGCACGGCAGCAGCTTCCGCACTGCCGATCGCCGCGTTGTCAGATTCGTTGGTGATACAGGTTCTTGTGAAGTCCATTTTCACGTCGGCACGGGTGAACGCCGTCCCTTTGTCCTTGTTGATCTGCTGCAGTACCACGTCGATGATGCCGTCCATCATCTGCCGCAGGTGCGTTTCCAGCTTGCCGCACTTGATGTCCAGCAGGGCGTACCGGGACTTGATGACCACGTTGGTGATGTTTCCGTCGCCGACCTGTGCGGCGTTGAAGCCCATGCCGAACTGATAGATGTTCTCTTTGTCCAGTTCCAGCTTGACCTTGCGGGCTTCATAGGGCACTTCTACCGTTTTCATGTCCACGCCGCCGCCGTCCGCCGTGCCGATGACCTTCTTAGTCTTGATGTTCTGCATCAGTTCCGTCATATCCGTGCCGCCGTATCCGGACACAACTACCAGATATTCTGCCGCGTCCTGCAAATTGTTGGACAGCCCACAGGACATAAGATCGTAGTCATCGATCAGCGATTTCACCGGCTGCAGCCCCGAAACGCGTTCACGGTTGTTGTCGATGCGGAACCACGGCAAGAATCCCAGTCCCTCGAAATAGGTGTCATCTGTGTTCTGCTTCTTGTACAGCACATGGGGACGTGGATTCGGAATGCCGTTTTCTGCCGCGTCCAGCGTGATCGTTCCGCTGTCCACCTGAGTATACGTCCACGTCTGCGTGTCGTCCATGACAAGCACCTTGTACACCGTGTGCCCGTACATGTCTGTCCGCTGCGGATACCGGTACAGCACATAGTCCCTGCCGTCAGAAGTGTATCTGCCGTCTGCTTCCACCACAGACAACGCATCGGCACACTGGAACGCCAGCCTGCCGTCTGCGTTCATATAGGCATACAGCCAGCCACAGCCGCAGACCACAGCATCTGTACAGGCATCTGCCAGTTCTGCCCGAAAGCGGTCGTTTTCGTTGAAGTAACTGTCCATTTCCTTTTGCAGCTGTTCATCTTCGGCAACCACGATCCTGTCACGGTTGCTAAGCAGGTACTGGACTTCCTGATCTGCCAGTTCCGTGAAAAACGGGTGTGAGATCTTGATGTTGCTTCTGGTCTTGTCCTCTTGCAGCTCTCCGTGGGCATCATAGTAAAACAGGCGGTAGTTCTGTATCGCATGGCGGGCGTGGTAGTACTGCCGCCCGATGCGTGCCTGTGCCTTTTGCGGATCCCCGTATGCTGTGTTCAGCAGCGTTTGTATTTCTCCGATGTGAAGCATTCTTTCACCTCCTACACAAGCCACATGCCGGGTGGCTTGGGGTTTTCATACACGCCGGTCAGAGCGTCCGGTGCGTCGTCGTGGGCGTTCTTTCCGGTACGCTGATACGACAGCACCGCACCGGCAAAATCCCGCCAGCGGTCTGCCCAGTTCACCGGAAACAGCACGTTCTGCATCACGCCGGTGCTGTTGGACAGGATCCGTGCCACCTTGTTCTTGCTCTGGTGAAACCACGTCACATGGGTGTGCTGGTTTCCCATCGCCCTGCACTCCCGTTCCACGTTTCTGGCGAACCCTCTGCCGCCGTTGTTGGATTCGATGATCGCACAGCCGATGTTGTGCTTTGTCAGCATCTGTGCAGTCTGTGGCTCGGTGGTTTCCATGGGTGCACTGGTATAGAGCACGTCCAGCACGTAGTACGTGCCGTTGTACACGCCGTAGCAGATGCTGCACAGGTAGTCGCTGCCCTCGTCTGCGGTATCCGTATAGCACAGCAGATACTGGAGCAGGGATTCCCCGTTCTCGTCCACCGGCAGCGTGGTGTAGGTCTGCATTCTGGTGTACAGTCTGCCCCTGATGTCCATGGGCTCCTGCTGATAGTTGGCGGCGGCGATCTCTTTTCCCATGGCACTCGTCTTTGCCAGATAAGACCTTTTGGTCAGCACGGCATCACAGAGCATTGTGCCGTCGTCCTGCAACGCTTTCATACAGACGTGCCGCATCTTTGCACCGGACTTTCGGTAGTGCTCCAACGCCCGCCCCGCGAGGTCGTCTGTCGCCCAGCGTGTCATGATGATAAGCAGCTTTCCGTTTTCCTCCAGACGGGACTGCATCGTATCCGTAAACCAAGCCCAGTGCTTTTCTTTCACCAGTTCGTTGTTGGCTTCTTCGGCGTTTTTGATGAGGTCATCGATAATCATCAGCGATGCCCCAAAGCCGGTCGCCGTACCGGTGGGCGATGTGGCAAGGTAGTTGTTGTAGCCGCCCTCCAAGCTCCACAGGTTCATTGCCCCGTCGCCGTGCTTGATGCGGGTGTCGGGGAACACATCGGCGTACACCGGTATGTACAAGTCCGCCTTTTGCTCCATGATATCATTTCGCACATTCTTGGAAAACATGGTGGAAAGCGTTTCGTTGTAAGAGCCTGTCATGATTTTCTGAGAGGGATCACGGCCGAGCACCCACTCCACCAGCAGACCGGCTGTTCTGGACTTGCCGTGACGGGGCGGGAGATTCACGATCATCACCTCGTCATCAGATTCCACGAACGCCTGAAACTCCCTGCACAGCCGCACAAGATACTGCCGGTCAGGCTGATAAAAGTCAGGTGCCATCAGGCTGCAATAGGCAAAAAAGTCACGCCTTGCCAGTTCCGCTTTCGCACCGAGCACGATCAGCCGCTTATCCACTGCCGATCACTTTCCGCAGTTCTTCTGTGGTGAGTTCTGCAAACGGATTTTTCTGCACCGATGCCTCCACCTTTGTGGTGTACTCCCCCGTCATCTTGTTCAGCGTGTCCACGGCTCGGATACGGTCTGCGGCGGCGTTGTCCTCGCCCCTGGCGATGTCGGACAGCAGCTCCTGCCGGTCCCGTGCCGTCATGATGCGTGCGGTCTGGGCAGCTTCGGAAAGCTGTTTGATGTAGGCGGCAATCTCCACATTTCTCAACAATTCATCGGTTCGATGTGCAGCATAGCTTTCGCTGTATCCGGCTTTCCTCGCCGCATCAGCACCGTTTCCGCACTGATAGTAGTATTCCGCGAATTTTCGTTGGCGTTCGTTCAATGCGGTCACGCTCCTTTCAACGGCATACAAAAAAAACGCCGCAAGGAAATCCTCACGACGTTTTGCTTTTTTCGTCAGTATAAGTATAGCATGGAATGCGGATTACTGCAAGTGGTTTGGCGGTTATTCTCGGTTAGTTTCGGTTAGTGGCGGGGTGTTTTTTATCTTTTCGAATCCGGTGCTGTACAATTCTTTGGTTTTCTTATAGTCCCGATGCAGATGCCGTGTTGCGATCCGTTTCAGGGACAGCCCTTGCAGCAAGTACTTTTTCAGTGCAATCCGCATATCTACGGTTTCTTCATCGCTGCCGCAGAGTGTTGTGTTGATATGCTGCATGATGCTCAGCTCCAGCCGGTCACGCTCCTGCTGGAGTGCGGCGATCTTCTCGCTGATCTCTGCGGCATCGATCAGCTTTTTCTCTGTGCTGTTCCCGTGTGTTCCCTTTGCCTCACCGATGCTGTCGAACTGCACCGATTTCACAGACGTGCAGATTTCTTTGTCGATCTGGAGATCTCTTATCAGCTTGGGGATATCACGATAGCGTGTGATCTTTTCTTCGATGGTCATTCTCTCTCCTCCAGTTCCGGCAGCCCTGCCTTCTGCCGCAGTTCATTGCACACCTGACACAGTTCAATGATGTGCAGCGTCAGTGCCGCATAGTACGGCGTGAGCAGGTCACGCTCGATCGACCGTAACTGTGCCAGATCATTGTCTACTCCTTTCCGCCTGCATCTGCACACACGTCCAGCTGGTCTACGTCAATGCCGTATGTTTTCCGCAGGTATGCGATTGCGTCATCTGCGGTCACGTCATGCCCGAAGATCTGCGGCAGATGCAGCAGCTCGTCCACGACACCGTAAACACGTTCCAGACGAATCTTTCGCCAGCCCAATGCCTTTTCCAGTGCCACAAGTGCCACTGCTATGCCCTGCTTTGCTCCGTCACGCAGTGCCTGTTCCTGCATCTCGATGTAAGATGATTCCGAAATGCGGACGGCGTAACGGTCTTTTCTGGTGTTCATCTGCACACCACCCCGCAAATCAGGAATCCTGCCACAAAACAGATCAGCCCGATTGCGGCGTAGGCTATGCTAGTTGGTTTCATGTTCCTCTGCCTCCTCGATCTTCACAAACACCCCCGGCACATCTGCCCAGAACTTCTCCACCACTGCACTGTAAATCTGCTTGTCATCGTTCCAGTAGTGCAGCCGGGTCATGATGTCGAACAGTGCCTTGCACAGGTTGTCCACGTCCGGCTTGTTGGTATAGGGTTCGCCGCTTTGGTGCTTTGCCTTTCTGGGATAGCACCACTTCACCACCACCTGCACCGCACCGCTGTACGGCTGCTCCGGAATGTGCTTCATGAGATGGGCGGTCAGCTTTGCCTCTGCCTCGCCGTTCCCACGCTGGTAGAACCGGTGTCTGCCCTGCTTGTCGATGGTATGTCCCACCTGCTGGTGCGTACTGGTCGGCGGCAGCATGGGCAGGAAAAATGTTGTCATGTTCGTACCTCCATTTCTGGTTTTTTCGGGTTCGCTTTTGTCAATGTCAGACGACAAGTGTTACAAGAGTGCCGTGCATTCGCACTCTTGTTACTTGTTGTCATTGACTGTCACACAGGGACAGGGACAAGTATATATTTATATATACACTGTTGTCCCTCATTTTGTCCCACCATTATTTTCCACTTTTGACAGCTGAATGCTGTTGTCTGCAATGGTCAGTTCTCCGCAGTCCTTGACACGGCGGCGGACGGTTTTTTCACTGATGCCAAGATACTCCGCCATGTCTTTCAGCGTCACCGCCCCGTCCATATTGCAGGCGTGAAACGCATTGAGCAGAGCCGCTTTCTTGTCGGCTTTCTGTGCCACATAGGTCTCCCTGGTTTTCTCTCCGCGTTTCTTGTTCCCACGCTGATGCGGCGGCATCTCGCTCTCTGCCTGCAGGTCTTTCAGTACGCCCACGGTGTCCTCCACATGCACAGGATATCGAAACCACAGGTTCTTCGGCTCGAACTTCGGAAACTCCCGGAGCGTGCCGTCCAGCCGCCATGCGGTTCGCTGCCGCACTGTCCGCTTGACCGCCTCGATCTCGCTGAGGAACCCCTCGTACACTGCCGGCGGCAGATTGTCCCGGCACAGTTTCAGAGATTCCACATGGCTCAGCAGTTCGTCCGGCGAGGCATCTGCCAGCACTGCCGGAGCGTGCTGCCGCAGTTTTTCAATGCAGGCTTCGCAGATTGCCGTGTTGGTCTCCTGTTTGAGGATCTCGTCGGTCAGTTCCAGTTCCGTCATGTCAATGAGTGCGTCCGGATCACGGGCAAACACGCCGCTGCCGGAGGCGCGATCCATGCTTCGCTTGCCGCCCTGTGCCCCCTTGCTGTGGTGGTGGCAGTAGATCACCGCACAGCCCAGCTGGGTGCACACCTTGTCGAACTGGTTGCAGAAATGTGCCATCTGGTCGGCACTGTTCTCGTCACCGGTGATGACCTTGTAAATGGGGTCGATGATGACGGCGATGTACTGCTTTTTCTTGGCACGCCGGATCAGCTTCGGGGCAAGCTTGTCCATGGGTTCTGTCACGCCACGGAGATTCCAGATGTCGATGCTCCGGAGGTTCGCCGCCGGCAGTGCCATTGCCTCGTACACGTCCCGGAAACGGTGCAGACAGCTTGCCCTGTCCAGCTCCAGATTGACGTACAGCACACGCCCTCTGGCACACTGCCACCCCAGCCACCGCCTGCCCTCGGCAATGGCAATGGACATCTCAATGAGGGCATAGGACTTTCCGGCTTTGGACGGTCCGGCAATGAGCATTTTATGTCCCTGCCGCAGCACGCCCTCGATGAGCGGCGGCGACAGTTCCGGCATATGTTCCCACGCCTCTGCCATGCTCTCAAACTCCGGCAGATCATCGGTGACGCTGTCGATGTAGTCTTTCCACTCCGCCCAGGAACTCAGCCCGATGTTGGTCGCCACCAGAAACTGTTTTCTGCCGTTTCGCACCACGCCGGGCATACGGGACAGCCGGGAGGGGTTCCGGTTCTGGCGGTCTACCTTCAAGCCGTTTTTGTCGCAGACCTGATAGAGAAAATCCACCCGTTTCCGGTATTCTTCGTAGTTGGGAGCGTCCACACGCACGATGGCGTGGAGGCTCTTTCCGCCACTGTACACCAAACAGGCGATGGGCAGCTGCATCTCGTGGAGAATGCCGTTCTGCCGCTCCACGTCCAGCACGTCCGATTCCACCAGTGCATAGCGGTATTCTGTGACGTTTTCGTTTTTGCCGCCTTTGCCGTCCAGGGGATTGAACCGGATCCACGCTCCGGCTTCTTCGGCATAGTCTCCGACCACTGCCCCGATGTCGCCGCCGCACTTGCCCAGTGCCTCCAGCAGTTGTCCGGCGGTGCGGTCGCAGCTGCCCGATGTGGGCAGATATTTGCCGTCCTTGTTCTGCCACGTTTCCGTCACATAGCCCACGAAATCTTCTGCTTCAAACAAGGTTTCGATGTAACGGGAGAGTTCCTGCGCCGGATTCCACACCTGCGGCTCTGGCACGGGAATGTCCTGTGCCTCTTTCCGGCTGGTGACCACATAGTCCTCGCCGATGTAATCATCCCAGCTGAGGGCTCTGGATTCTTTCGGGGCACTCTGGGGACGATAGCCGTTTTCCAGTGCCATATGCACGATGGTTCCGGCGGTGACCGGATGCTCTGATCCAGAGAACGTCCGCCATTTCTTTTCGCACTCGCCGCTGTGATACCGGACAGTGTCACGCTGTGACCAGCTGTCCCAGAGGGAGCAGTCATAGCCGGAATCTTTCAGTGCCATGCCCACCCCACACCACTCCTGATAGGTCAGGGCTGCCGGGTCGATGTAGTCCAGCAGTTCGTCTAAGTTGTCGTCTTTGTAATCCATTTATCCATGCTCCTCCGGCACAAACTCCGCCGCTGCGATCGCCCACGGCACACGCCAGCCGTTTGCGGCAATGCGGTTGATGAGATTCTTTGCCGCATCGAAGGACCAGCCGCCCACGTGCAGAAAACCGTACTTTTCCAGACAGCGTATCTGCTTCGGGGTAGCCAGTCCGCTCTGCTGCCGCTGTGCCACTGTGCGGAGAATCTGCTCCGCCTTTCCGGCACTCTCCACCGCATCGGGGTTGATGCCCCGTTTCTCTAAATCTTTCTTCTGCTTGTCCGTGGGCGGATTCGATTCCCACCCGAACGCCGGCACATAGCCGGTCAGATCCTGGGACTGGATCGACATCTCGTACTGCAGGGGGTCTACCAGCCTGGACTTCCGCTTTTTCATGGATTCCAGCTGCTCCGCCAGCTTGGACTCCCGGTCTGCCACCACGTCCTCGGACGCTTTGCTCTCGGCTTCCTCGATGTCCACCGGCACGCCGGGCTGCTGCTCCAGCTGCTGTGTCATTTTCTGCTGCACTTCTTCGTCCTCGCAGATGAGGCACGCCGGACGGCACAGCTCGTGCTTTTCCGTGTTCCACAGGAAATCCAACAGCAGAAGGTGGTCTTTCCCCTCTGCCAGCCGCGTGCCGCGTCCCACCATCTGGCAGTACAGGGCACGGACTTTCGTCGAACGCAGCACCACCACGCAGTCTACCTCCGGACAGTCCCAGCCCTCGGTGAGCAGCATACTGTTGCACAGCACGTTGTATTTGCCGTCGGAAAAGTCCTGTAAAACCTGTTCCCGGTCGTCGGATTCGCCGTTGACCTCTGCCGCCCGGAATCCGTGCTGACAGAGAATGTCCCGGAACTTCTGGGAGGTTTTGACCAGCGGCAGGAACACCACCGTCTTCCGGTCGGCACAGTGCTTTGCCATTTCGGCAGCGATCTGTTCCAGATAGGGGTCTAACGCCGTGGCAATATCCCCCGGCTTGTAATCTCCGGCAGCCGTCCCCACATGGGTGAAATCGATCTGCACCGGCACAGTCAATGCCCGGATCGGCGTTAGGTATCCCTCGTGAATGGCCTGGGGCAGAGTGTATTCATACGCCAGACTGTCAAATACCTTGCCCAGATTCTGCTTGTCGCCCCGGTCGGGCGTTGCCGTCACGCCCAGCACATGGGCATCGGAAAAGTGATCCAGTATCACCTGATAGCTGCCGGAAATGGCGTGGTGTGCCTCATCGATGATAATGGTCTGAAAGTAGTCTGGGGGGAACTGGGCAAGGCGTTTCTGCCGCATGAGGGTCTGAACGCTGCCCACCGTGACACGATACCACTCTCCCAGACAGGTCTGCTCTGCCTTTTCCACGGCACACTTCAGACCGCTGGTGCGTTCCAGCTTGTCCGCCGCCTGCTGGAGCAGTTCGCCCCGGTGTGCCAGGATCAGCACCCGGCTGCCGCTGCGGACTTCGTCCTCGGTGATCTTGGCAAAGACAATGGTCTTGCCGCAACCGGTGGGCAGCACCAGCAGCGTCCGGTTTCTGCCCTCGTCCCACTCCCGGTGCACGGCTTCTCTCGCCGCCTGCTGATAAGGTCGCATTTGCATGATGATCGTACTCCTTTCCATACTGGCTCCCCTGAAAGGGGAGCTGGCAAGCCATAGGCTTGACTGAGGGGTTTCACTCTTTAAAACTGTCCCCTGTTCCAGCCGCCCTGAGGGGCGTTCTGGGGCTGCTGCCACGACTGTGCATTGCTCTGCGGATACGGGGACTGAGGTGCAGTGCAGGGCTGCTGTGGGGCGTTCTGAGTGGTCTGGGGCTGATCGTAGGACGGATACAGCTTGTCGATCTGGTTTGCCTGTCCAGTTCCGCCGCCGTCCCGCTTTTCATAGGTGCGGTTTTTCACATGGCACACGCCGGACTTGCCGCACACCTGTGACCAGTTCATCTGTGCCGCCTGCCCTTTCTGTTTCATGCCGATGCTGGCGAAAAACTCGGACAGCTTCCATTCCATTTTTGTGTGCAGGAACAGGTTCTCCTGCAGGAGGACGCTGCTGCCGTCCGGGCTGAACACCCGGAAGTGGACGATCGCCTTGTTGCAGGGCGGAATATTCGCCGAGCCGGCATGTCTGGCACGGTCGAACTTCTCCACGGTAAAGCGGTAGTCGCCCTCCGGCAGCAGAATAAAGCTGCTCTCCTGCTGGATTTCATCGTCCCAGCCAAGTTCGTGACCTTGGGTGTTTGCGGTTGTGTTGTTGTAATTGTTCATGTAGAACCTGCCTTTCTCTTTGTGCGGTATTGCCTTAAAACGGCACTCGATTTTGCTGTATCATTTCCACGATGTTCTTCCACCACGGAATGCACCAGCCTTCCACGAAGTCCTGCGGATAGTTCTGGACGGGCATATCTGCCGGAAAATAGCCCTTGCTGCCGACTACTGCCTGCAATTCCGACGGCTGCACCTGTGCGGCGGTCATCAGCTGTGCCAGCTGGGGTGCGATGCCGTCCAGAATGTGCTGCGTCTGGACATCTTCGGCGGTCTGCCGGGGCTCTGGCAGCTGTCCGTCCGCGGTAATCAGCAGCTCCGATTCCGCCAGATCCTTTTCCGTGGGCAGTCCGGCAGCCTGTGCCTTTTCTATGACCTGCTGTGCTTTTGGAACAGGTGCGGCAGCTGGTGCAGGTGCAGCGAAGACGGACGCAATGGACGCATATTCCAAGGGCAGCATCTCCGGCAAGCCGAACCGGTTCTTTGCGTCCCACCAAGCCGTTTTCGTGGTGTACATCACACGGTTGCAGGCAGTCGCCTTGTGCTTTTTGCCCTTGTCGTCGGTGGCGATGACGTGGGTCTGGAACGCCAGAAACAGGGTGATGTCTGACCACTCTTTCAGCAGCGGTGCGATCTTGTTGGTGGTCTTGTTCCCCAGTTTCAGTTCCCAGTGGTCGAACTCCGCATCGATCTCCGGCAGGGACGCCTTTCGGGTAACGGCGTGGCAGAGCAGTGCCACATTGACCCCTGCCTGCACAAGGCGTTCTGTGCTGTCCAGAAACCGTCCGATCTCCTCCGCCTCGTACTCCCAGCCCTTACCGTAGCCGAAGCCCTCAATGCCGTTGACCTGGTGCTTGCTGCACAGCTGGGCAATGGCGAGGCGTTCTGCCCAGTCGAAGGTGTCGATGCACAAGGTCTGATACTGCCGCTGTGCGTGGGATTCCAGCACGAAGTCCACTTCCTGCTGGAGCATCTCCCAGCTAGTGGGCTTGGGCAGCCGCCGGACGTTCATCTTCGAGGTGCTGCCCTCGCAGTCCAGAAATACCGCTCCCGGCAGCTGTGCCGCCAGAGAGGTCTTTCCCACGCCCTCCTGTCCGTAGATGACCAGTTTCACGCCGGCACCGGTCTGAATGCCGTTTGTTTCTTCAAAATTCATTGTGATGTTCTCCTTTCCACGCTTCTTCTGTTGTGTGCTTGTGTTCTTGCATCAACCCATCGGCAGTTTTCAGGACAGTAATTCCCATTATTATCAATTCGGTCAATCGTGCAAGCTCCACGCAGTGCATACGGGTCATAACCAGACTTCATCGCCCATTTATAAAATGCTTCAAAGCTTTGTTTCCACTCTTGACAAACAGATATTCCTCGACCGCCGTATAAGTGAAAATGAACATTATTAGGGTCAGTGCAACGCTGACGCATTCCGCACCAGACATAATACAGACGAGTATGACTCTTTCCGTGTGTATGGTGCGGCGGGTTTGTTATCAAGAAAGAATAACGTGTGCAATCGCAATGAGAAGATACGCCGGATCGGAGTGATTTGCCATCGATATTCCTTTCTGCTCCGCAGTTTTTACATCTGCATTTCCAAAAAATACGTGGCTTTATACCGTGACCAGCGTACTCTGATTTGCAAATCACATTCCAATCCCCGAATTGTTTGCCAGTCAGATCAATAAATGCTCCCATCAAAACACACCAGCTTCCCACGTTGTCTGTTGCTTTATTGCCTCATTCGGTGAAACAGAGTATCCATCAACAATCAGGATAGAGCACTCGTCCCCGGTAGACACACGGGTGGCAATTGCCTGCAAACCTTCCTGTTCCAGCCACTGCCCGAACTCCTGCAGGGTGACGCTGTCCATCTGTTCCAGCTTGTCCAGCAGCACAAAGCCGCAGTCCGGATTCAGCTTTCGCACAATGGCAGCCGCCACTCGCAGTTGCTCTGAGCCGCTCATGCTGTCCCACTGCTTGCCGTGGTACTGTAGTGTTCCGTTTTCCACCGTCAGCCCTTCCAGCGGCAGGTCGGCGGCGTGCAGCAAGTCCTGTTTCTCCTGCCGCAGTGCGGTGATCTGCTCCGTCAATGCTTCGTAGTCCTGCCGGTAGGTCTTTGCCTCTTCCTCGGCGTGTTCCTTGTTCAGATTGTCCCGGATTTTTATGTTGATGGCGTCGATCTCCGCAATATTTCTTTCCAGTTCGGCGGTGGATTCGTCCTGCAGATCCCGTGCGGACATCTGGGCAGTCACAGCGTTCTGCTCTGCCAGTTCCAGACGCTGTTTGGCTGCGTCATAGGCAGCCTGTGCGGCGGTGAGTTCCTGTGCATACCGGGCAGCGTTTTCCCGTTTCCGCTGGTTCTCGCCGTTGCGTGCCAGGATCTCCTGCTGCCGTGCGATCAGCTCCGATGCGGAAACCGGCGTGTTCGGCACGTTCTCCCAGCACTGCAGCTCTGAGGCATACTTCTGTTTCTGGTCGGCGATCCTGCCAATGGCGGTACGCTGGTTGTACAGCCGGCTTTCTTCGGATTCGATCTTTGCCAGCTGCTCGCCCACACCGATGATCTGCAGCAGGATCGCCGCTTTTTCCTTGTCCGATGCATTCATGAACTTGGGCAGATCCAGTGCCAGTGCAGACAGGAACGAGTTCAGCAGCTGCTGCCCTGCCTTGTTGCCGTTGGGGTCGATGACTTTCAGACTGCTGTTCTTGCCCTTTCGCTCTACGATCAGACCGTTGGACAGCTCCACATGGAGAATGGGATCGGTGTATGCCCCGTCCCTTGCCGCAGCGGTAGGCTTGTACTTGTCGCCGCCCAGTGCCCACGCAATGGCATCCAGCACAGAGGTTTTCCCCTGATTGTTGTTGCCGCCGATGATGGTCAAGCCGTTGGCGGACGGTTCCAGCTTTACCGCCTTGATCCGCTTGACGTTTTCGATTTCCAGACTGTTGATCTTCACGCTCATGCTTCTCCCTCCTCATACAGTTCAATGTGGTCGTAGGCGAACTGGACCATATCCCCCAGCACCTGTGTCTTGGTGCGTCCGGTTTCCAGTGCGACTTCCTCCACCAGTGCGGCGTGTTCCAGACGCAGATTCACGCTGGTGAACAGCCGCCGTTCGCCGTTCTTCCTGCCGGCAGGCTCTTTCTTCTGCATTCTCAGTTTATCCATGATGTTCCTCCTCTGCCGGCTGTTCCGGCTTGTCCGGCGGCAGCAGCAAGCCGATGTGATCGGCACAGTGCAGCCGGTTGTCTAGTCCTAAGTACAAGGGCACGCTCCTGATGCCGCAGTTGACGCAGCGGTCTTTCTCGTTCCGGTTATCCACGGCGGCACGCCTCCTCGAATGCTGCCTTGTCCTGTGCAGCTTCCTCGTCCCGTTCGAGCTGCTGGAACTTTTGCAGCAGTCCCATTCCCCGATTCCAGATTTCTTTCGGCATCTCCATGTCGTGCCGGACGCTCTCGATCAGTTCAGCAACGATCTCGCTGTCTTTCAGTTTCGTTTCCATTTGACATTTCCTCCTAAGTGTGGTATGATAGTTGTGGTTTTATTTACCCATGCCCCCGTTACCGGTTGCCGCCGGTGCGGGGGTTTTCTTTTCCCCATTGCTCTGCCATGGCTCTTGCGATTCCGGGAAATGTTTTGCTCCTGTTTTTTGCACGGTCTTTTGTGAAAACGCCGCGATGCTTGCTGTCGTGTTTTTTGCTGTAAGAACCGGATGGGCAAAAAGTACCGATAGGCTCGACAGTTTCGGTTGGTACCAGCTTCGGAAGATTTTTCAGCCAAAGGCATGTCCTTTTGCTGTACGGATGCCCGAATTCATACGGCTGTATAATCTGCGTATATCGCGGCAGCTCATATACTTTGCTTGGGACAGGATTTTCAACGCAGATCCTTTCGCAGTTTGCATTCAAAAATTCCATAAAAAAAGCTTTGCCCTTCAATCCTTTTTCGTACCGTTCCCGATTCAAAACGTGATTTTTCCACAGATGTCTTGCTCCTGCATTGCTGAGATAGGTACACGGCGGGTGCGCAATCAGCATATCCCATCTGCCGTCCATTGTGTGTGACTTTCCGTCACACGTAGTAAATGTGCACCTCCCAGTTATCAGAGGGATAACGTCCTGCATAATGTGCCACTCCGGATGCCCGCCGGAACATTCTTGTATGTCGCAGCTGTACGCCTCGTGTCCAAGTCTACGAAATTCTGTGCACACTCGCTGGGATTCTTCGCATGCTACCAGTACTTTCATTTTCTATCACCTCTTTCTGCGTATTTTCATCACACTTTGCCTTGACGGCATTCATCGCCACTCTGGCACGTAAGTCCTTGATCGGTTCGAGTACCTCCGGAATCCCGCCGCCGGCGTAGAGATGCTCCAGCATCGGGAAGTCCGCCCTACTCATGGGCAGGGACAGCAGGTACTTTATCACGCCATTGTACTCCTCGGCGGTCATTTTGAGGATCATTGGTTAGTCCTCCTTGTCCATGATTTCATCGAAGTGTGCAAGAACTACGACAAACCTTTTGAGCATTGCTCCCAGTATCTGCTTTGCATCGTACACACCGTTGCTGCTATCTGCCACGATATTGGCAATGTATACCGCACCAGCAAGATAGCAGTTCGTAACTTCGGCGGCGTTGGCGTTGCTTATCTTTGAACTCGGGGCGATCTGCTCATTCTCGTCCATCTTGATGTGGATCTCAATGTGTTTCTTCTTTTCTTCCATGATTAGTTTCCTCCTTGTTATCTTCCCGCAGGAAGTCGTATTTTCCGGTGGTGTCGTTTCGCACCTCTGCCGCAAAGGCGTGTACTCCCTTGCCGAGCAGCATCCGGCACAGCTCATCGGTGGTGAACTGCATCTCCGGATTCACCCGGACTTCTCGTATGTTCGGGGTCATGTTATGCTCCTTTCTGTTGTCACGCCTTTGTGCTTGTTTGCGTTGCTTCTCCGTCCGACAGTCCCTGAATGTACGTGATTCCAAGCTTGATACTGGTTTCAGACATTCCAGAGATTTTCAACAACTCCCGCAGCAACTGCTTGACTTCTCTTACCTGTACCTGTGTTTTGTCAGCCATATGTATCACCTCGCTTTGCGGAATTGCGGAGCGTCCGGGAGTTGCACCCGGCTGATACTCGTCGCCCCATCTGCGGCAGCATTGCCAGTACTGCCGCATGGATAAGAAAGGAGGTATTCGCCACAATGGCGATTGAAGATTGAAGATGTTGGTAAGCGGTTTTACGTCATGCTCGGGACGTGGAAACGCGGCTTCATTACAATTTAATTACATTTTTGTCGAATCCTGTCGAATACTTGCATTCCACAAATGAATATGGTATAATAAAAATATCAATTTTTTAGGAGGATGTACCACTATGAAATGTCCGTCATGTGGCAGTGAAAACGCTGCCGGAACAAAATTCTGTAGCCTGTGCGGCACAAAGCTTCCGTTGGACGGTGCTGAACAGCCGACCACCGCACAGTCTGCACAGCAGCCCGTTCCGCCGACCCCGCAGCAGCCCAACAACACATATCAGAATGCTGCACCGCAGTACCAACAGTACCAGCAGTATCCACAACCGCCGAAGAAAGAACCGCTTAGCAAGCAGACTTGGTTTGTCGTGCTGATGCTCATTCTGGTGTGGCCCGTTGGTCTGATACTGATGTGGTGCAATAAGAAAGAATGGAAGCTGCCTGTAAAAATCATCATCACTGCCTTTTTTGCCCTGATGCTTATCATCGGTGCCGTATCTGGCAGCGGCAGCAGTTCTTCTGACGATTCCAGTTCTTCCCCTGTTGTGACTACGACAGCAACCACAACGGAAGAAACCGAAAAAGCAACAGAGGCAGTCACAGCAGAACCGACAGAGGCACCGACCGAAGCACCGACAACTCCCGTTCCCACAGAAGATCCCAATGTCACAATCGGCATGAAAAATGCACTGAAAACGGCACAAAGCTATTTGAACATTTCTGCATTTTCTTATACCGGATTGATCGACCAGTTGGAATACGAAAAATATTCTGTAGAAGAAGCAACCTACGCTGCTGACAACTGCGGAGCCGACTGGAATGAACAGGCGGCAAAATGTGCACAGAACTATATCGACCTTACTTCTTTCTCCCGCGACGGGCTAATCGACCAGCTTATCTATGAGGGCTTCACACAGGAGCAGGCTGAATACGGTGCACAGGCAGTAGGGTATTAAACCGCTGAACGCATAAGCATAAACATCAACTTTTAGGAGGAATTTATATGAAGTTCAAACTCTTAGCACTTGCACTCGCCGCCGCATTTGTGCTCTGCTTTGCTGGCTGCGGCTCATCTACAAATGAAAGTTCTGATTCTTCTGCACAGGCAGAGGAATCCAGCATTGCAGAATCCAGTGCGGAGGAATCCAGCACCGAAGAAGCTTCTGCTGCGGAAACGATTCCGGCAGGAGATTTTACAGTATCCGGAGATGGAACCGTGTACTTGTCTACTGCCGGCGGCACTACGGAAGATGGAAACGTTCCAGTTGTCAGTGCGTCCAGCGATACACAGATCAAACAGATCGGTATCAATGCCCACGGTTACGACGGTACCATGATGGCTTACATCTACATCGACGGCAGCTTTGCAGACAAGCAGCAGCTGTCTGATTCTCAGGCTACTCTGGACTTGTCCGGTGAAAGCCTTACAGAAGGCGTTCACAAGGTTGAGGTTGTCCAGTATACCGGTGATACGGTATCCGCTGACAATGTAGCGACCTATCAGACCATGCAGTACGAAATCAAGTATTAAGCAGATTTCTCTCTGCTTTCCCAAAAGCCTGCCGCTTTGCGGCGGGCTTTTTTGCTGCCATGCCCGCAATGACCTCAAAGGTTCTTCGTGACGGAAGATACAGCGGTATCGTTTTTTCTTGTATTCACTGCTTCAGTATGGTATAATGGAGCGAGGAAGGGGGTGAATAATATGAAGTTAGACTATGACTGTTTACGGTCATTGCTGTTAAAGTTGGAAGATTTTGAAAATCTTGATAATGATCTGTGCTATCAGTCCATGACACTAGATGATATGGAAAAAAACTGACAAACTTTTCAAAAAACGAGATTGCATACGCTACTTTGAAAGCCAAAGAAGGCGGTTTGATAAACGCAAACATCGTGAATGCAGATGATTGCATTTATACGTGCATCTATTCCAGCTTAACTTACGATGGGCATCAATTCCTTGATAATGTCAGGAACAACAACATCTGGAATAAAACAAAATCGATTGCAAAAGAATTAGGATGCACATCGTTCCGTTCGCTGTTATCCATTTCCGAAAAAATTATTCTTGCTATGATTCAGTCGCAGTTATAGGATTTGCATTCTCATCGGTCACGGCAAATTCTTTCTTTGTTGTAAGAAAGCAGCCAAGAAAGCCGCCGTTCGGTATCTGACAAATTTCTTTTTGGCACTCTGTATTTTTCTGTGGATCACACAGGTACAGAGTGCTTTTTTCATCGATTTTCACTGTTTTTCACCCCCCTCTTGTCTTCTTTAGCGAGGTGATTGCGGCAAGCCTCGTAGATAGCTCCAGCGGTCACCCCGGGTGGATCCTTTAATACATTAGTCACTACAATTTGTCGGTTTTGTAATTCTAGTACAAGACCGGCAATTTCTGTGCCTTTTATTGTAATTTCCATTGCTGTCAACTCCTTTCTATGTATTCAGCTTTGTTCGGGTTTGTCCCTTGCTGTGATTCTATAATATCACATTCGTGATATGATGTCAACGCTTTTTCCTATGTTTGTGGTTTAAAATATTATTTTCGTATGATTGCACAAAATTCAATTATCACTTTTGTGCAATTTTAAAGCCTTTTTCACACATATCGCACGTTGACATTATCACGAATGTATGATACAATGATATTATAGTGAGGAGGTGAAAGAATGGAAACAAAAGACATACTAAAATCACTGCGTAAGTCAAACGGATATTCTACAATGCAAGAATTTTGTGCTGCGGCAGATATCAGCTTTAGCACATACCAAAACTATGAGTCTGGAAAAAGAGTCCCAACTGCCGAGATACTTGTAAAACTCGCTGACTTTTACGGCGTCACCGCCGACTACCTCCTCGGCAGACCCGATGCAAAGCCGCCGGAAGAACCGCTGGACGAATTTGCTCGAAAAGAGCATTTAAAAAGTTTAGAAAAAGTGTTTATGAAAAAGTACTTAGCACTTACCGAGGAACAACGGGACAAGGTTCTGGATTTCTTACGCGGCGTTGTGGCGGAGGAAACTGCCGCACAAGCCTCAAAGCTGAAGATGTCCCGTGTGTACGAAGCTGCAAGGAGCAACGATCCGAACAACGCACCACACTTTGCAGAGTACCCAGAGGAAGAGCTGAAAAAACTGGATGATGATCCGGACACAGACTTCGACCTATAATAAAAAACACCTCATGTGGTATAATAGCCATTGAGGTGATTTTATGAATTATGGTATTTATAAGGGTGCCAGAGATGCGAGCTGGCGTTGTCTGATTGACTGCAATATATCAGAGCTGCCGGTGAAACCGGTACAGATCGCGTGGCAATACGGCTTGACCTGTAAGGATAGTGCACGGTTTTTGCAGGTTGACGAAGCAGGCAAGATCATTCGGCGTAGCTCCGGAGATGTTCAGATACTTCTGCGACCAGATGCACCTGTTTCGGGAAAGCGGTTTACCGTTATGCATGAATTAGGGCATTATCTGCTTGGGCATCTGGGAGACGAGCCACTGTCCAGAAGCCAGAGCACCATCACACAGCCGGAAGAATATGCGGCAGAGCGTTTTGCCGTAGGTGTATTGATGCCTGCTTGTGTTCTGTGGGGCATTGGAGCATTTGATGCGGAAACGATAGCCCGGCTTTGCAACGTGTCTCCAGAAGCTGCACAACGTCGTTCTGAACGACTTCGTCTCTTGCGAAAGAGGGGGAAATTTTTGACCAGCCCGTTGGAACAGCAGGTCTTTCAACAATTTAAGGATTTTATTGCCAAAAATAAAGGATAACAAAAAACCGCCCCACGGCGGCAACCGTGAAGCGGCAAGAGGAAAAACTATTGCTGTAATAGCCCTCCAGAACAAGGTCTATTATAGCATATTTCCTCTGAAATTGCAAGTACAAGGAGGAAAAAATATCATGCAGGCAGCAGCATATGCACGATACAGCACAGAGCATCAGACCGACAGCAGCATTGCCTATCAGATGCGGAAGATCGAGGAGTACTGCGATGCCCACGGCATCACCGTATCCGCCCGTTACGCCGACGAGGCAATGAGCGGCACCAACACACAGCGACCGGCGTTCCAGTCCCTCTGCCGAGATGCTGCACAGCGAAAATTCGATGCCGTTGTGATCTACGACATCAGCCGTGGCAGCCGTGACGTTTCCGACTGGTTCAGTTTCCGGAAACAGATGGCTCTGCTGCACATTCAGGTCATTTCCGTAGAGGATCACATCGGCGACATTCTCAACCCTGCCGACTATCTGACGGAGCTGATCACCGTGGGGCTGGGGCAGCATCACGTCCTCACCAGCCGCCAGAAGTCCATGGACAGCATCGCCACCAAGGCAAAGACCGGACAGTTTCTGGGCGGTACGCCCAACTTCGGCTACACCATTGACAAAAACGGCAGATATGTGATCCAGCCGGCAGAGGCGGAGATCGTCCGGACAATATACCAGATGTACGCCGCCGGCAAAAGCTACGGCGAAATCTTAGACACCATCGGCGAAGTACGGGGACGGCGTGGCAAGGTCATGGGCAAGAACAGCCTGCACTATCTGCTGCGGAACGAGCGGTACATCGGCGTGTACAGCTGGTGCAAGTATCACCACAAGATCATGGGCAAGTATGCCGGAAATATCCCCAACGAGAACGCTGTCCGCATCGAGGACAGCATTCCGGCAATCATCGACAAGGACACATGGGAGGCGGTTCAGATGCGTATGAATGACAAGAAACAGCGGGCGTGCAACAAGGCAAAGCGGAACTATCTGCTCTCCGGTCTGATCGAATGTACGGAGTGTGGTGCCAGCTATGTGGGGCATACGTCCACCAACAAGCGTGGCTATTCCACACGGTACTACTGCTGCGGCAACAAGTACCGGAACCACACCTGCCACGCCAAGAACATCAATGCGGAGGAGCTGGAGGCATTCGTGGTGCAGAATCTGAAGCACTACCTTGCAAACGTGGACTTTTCGCAGATGGCACAGCAGATCGCCGACGAGATCAACGGTGCTACAACTGACCTGAAAGCGGAGCGGAAGGAGCTGGCGGACATCATCTTCCAGCTGAACAACGGCACCAAGGCGATCCTCAAAGGCATTGACTATCCGGAATTGCAGGAGGAAATGTTCCGGCTGCGTGTGCGGAAGTCGGAGCTGGAGGACATGATCCAGCGTGGTGCAGAGCATAATCCGGTCAGCGTGGAAAAGCTGGTGCAGCTGTTCCAGAACGCCATGGAGCGTCTGGACACCGACACCAAACAGGTGTGCAAGTCCATGGTAAAAATTTACGCCCACTCCAATGGTGACTGTGACCTTGAAGTAGGCGTACATATAAATGGTTGCGGGAGCCGTCAAACTATCCTATGTACAACTATACATTTCTGTAAAAAAACGGCGTGAAAAAAAGAAGCAGCTTTGTGTGGAAATAAAGCGAAAAGGAGCAGCGACACAACAGAATTTTTAAGGATCAATCATATCAATGAATGTGTGAAAAAACTGGTCGTCTTGCTTTAAAAGCGTTTAACTTTTTCTCCCTATATTCTTATAATTAGTCTTGAAATGTGATCTACTTTGTGATATAATTATAAATATTGCTATTTGATTCAGGACGGTGAAATAAATTTGGAAACATTATTATATCATTCTCCGATGCTGGAGAAGAAACCTTACTGTTCCGCAACAGAACTCGTTGAAAAAATGGAAAGTAAAGGAATTACATTTCAAATAATATCAAAAAGCGATGCTGAAAAATATCTAGTAGAAAAAAATAATTTTTTGAGATTATATGCGTATAGAAAAAATTTTCAAAAAGCACGATTGGGCGAAAAGAAGGGTAAATATGTAAATCTCGATTTTTTTCATTTGAAAGCACTTGCAATTTTAGACTTGCAGCTTAGAAAGCAGATTTTTGGGATTTGCGTCGACATAGAACATTGTCTGAAATTATCTCTTTTGAAAGACTTTGAAACAAGGGAACCAGAAGATGCGTATGCAATCGTCACTATTTTTTTAAAGAGTAACTCTTATACAGCAAATGACATTTTGCAAAAGGGCATTCAACGAAATGGTTACATAAGTGATTTGCTAGAAAAATACATTACAGAACGTGGGCATTTAGATGATGAAGATGACGTGTATTATCACATATTTTACCAGAATGGCAAAGAAAAACAGTATCGTATCGATATGCCAATATGGGTTCTACTTGAATCCATTACATTTGGCGGACTAATTCGCTTTTACAAATTTTATTATGAATATTATGAAAAAGATAGTCCCATTCCAATTAGACTGCTAAATAGCATAAAAAGTATCCGTAATGCTTGTGCACATAACAATTGCATTTTGCATGATTTATCAAGAAACGAATGTCGCCCCCTTTCATTTGTCCGGACGTTTGTTTCAAAAAAAGGATGCTCGAAATCGATGATTCAATCAAGATTGAAATGCCGAACACTGCATGAATTTGCAAGTGTATTGTATCTCGCTAATAAACGGTATGGAAATTCAACATTTCTGCCAAAAGATATTTTACATCACGATTTAAAAGAAATACAAAGAGTTCTTGTGCGATTTGAACATAAATATTTAGGTCTGTTCCAGAAAAACGATATAATACTTTCAAGTTTTCAATTTTTAAAGAAAATCGTTGACTTTTAAGTGCCGAAGTGGTATAATAATATATGTAATGTAAAAACTAAATCAGTTTTAAAGGGAGCGGCGTTGCGACGGTGCTCCTGATTTTTTTATACAAACAAAAACCCGGCAGTACAACCCAGGAAATTTCCTGCTGTACTGCCGGTTTTTTGCTTGCTATTTACTTATACTGCCGTCAAACTTCCCGAAAATTGTCCACGCTCACGTATCCGGTGACGTACTTCCCAGCCGGTTTCTTGCCGCAATAGTCCTTGCGTGTTGTCACGCGATACCGTCCCAGCTTACAAGGTACGCCGTCGTAGATGTAGTACGTTCCGGCGGTCAGTCGGGCAGCCGGCGTGGAGGTAGTTTCATTTGCGAACAGCGGCACGTTGCTGCCGATGTGCACCGCCTGGCCTTTCGCAAACTTCCCGGATCTGCTGTTGGTATACACCGCCTCCCCACTGGAATCGAAAACGGAATACCCTGCCTTGCATGCCTTCTTGGCGTTCTCCAGAGAAGCATATGCGCCGATCTGGCTCTTCATATCGTTCGCGCTCTTTCGGACTCTGTACAGCTGCGAGGATGTTCCGTTGGATGGCTTTGCAGCAGAAGTGCCATTCAGATAGGCTTGTACCTTTGCCTTGAATGCCGCCCAGTGCGGCAGGATATACGCCGGGCACATCTTGTAGCTGTTGTGCATAGTGTTCAGCTGATCCACGGTCCCGTTCCGCCCGTCACGGACGTTGAGCCAATGCGTGTGCGTGTACAGGTGGTTGATGCCCAATCCATGCTGTTTCAGAAGTGCAGCTGCCAGACGTACAGCATTTTCCTCTGCCCGCTTGTCTGCTGCGTCACAGCTGCCATTCATGATGCACTCAATGGCGATGGTTCTGCGGTTGCCATTTCCGTTGCCGTCGGCAGCATGCCAGCCGGACAGCGACAGCGGCAGATTCTGCCACGCACAGGTGCTGTCCACATAGTAGTGTACCCGCACGGTCTTCATGTTGCCGTTGACAGTCGCACGGGTGTACTGCTCTGCTGGTGTAGTGCCGGCGGCAGTCTTGATGCGGTCAGTGTTGTGGATCGTCACACCCAGCACCTTGCCTGTCAGCTGTGCTGTCGGCATGTCAATATGGTTAGGATTGTGCCTTGTCAGCAGATACTCCTTGACGTTCACACCGCCGAGCGTGGTTGTTTTGTCAGGTGTTAAGATTGCCATAATCATTCATCCTTTCCTTTGTTCTGTAACAGTTCGATTGCTTTCGTCAAAATTCCAGGCAGCGGCACGCCCAGCAGCCCCGCATTTTCCGTGATGGAAATCAGCTCGTTGACGGTAAACGCGATGCACACCGCGTCCCGGATGTACGACGTGCCCAGGGTAATATCCAGGCGTACCGCCACCAGAACCAGCAGCAGGGAGACGCATTTCTTTGCCAGACCGCGCCAGCCGATCTTGCTGGACAATCTGCCGGTGTCTGATTTCGGGGACTTGCCGCAGGCTGCCACAGCAAGCCCTGTGATATAGTCTACGCCCATGAACAGCAGCAGCGTGACCAGTGCTGTGTCCCAGCCGCCGACCAGCCCGGCGATGAAGCTGCCGACAATGCCGGCAATCGTGCAAATGGTTTCTTTCATAGTTTCCTCCTAGTCAGTCAATAAATCCAGTGATCGTAAAATACAGCGTAGAACCAGCGGCGATTTTACTGCCAAGAGCATACACGGATACAAGGTTATCTCCGTTGTAGTTTTCTACGGCAACATATGCCCCCACGCCAGACGATGACCGCCCTACACCGGAACATCCGACAATTTTGGAAAAGTCAAAGGTCGTTGAAGCGATGTACTGCGGTGCTGGGTATGAGGTAGCAATATCGTTCTTTAGGACAACACTTCCGGTTATCGTGATCTGTTTGCCGTAGGTGCGATACTTGACGGTGCCGGATTTGGCATAGCCCTCTACGGTCATGGCTACCCAGCCGGAGTCGGTCAGGGTATCGGCTTCTTTTGCTTTGGCTACAGTGCTACCATCTTTACCAGTCGCTGTAGGCGTAAACGAAGATTCTTTTGTAGAGTTATTTGAAAGCGTCATAGTCCAACTGCTTGACGTGCCACAGCTCTCCAGTACTCGAACCTTTATACGCCCCCATTGAATACTACTCTGGTACACATATATTCCATATTCATTTCCGTTGGTCTTTATTGCGATATGTTTTTCGTCGAATTTGTAACGAGTTTCCCATAAAAGATCATGAATTTTTATACTTGAATTATTATTACATCTTAGATGGAACAGAACAATGCCATGCCCTCTACCATAATCACGAACAATACTTAATCTTGCTACACGATCAGCATAACCGGTTAACTTTCCACTATAAATCTTGTACCAACCATCAGAATTAGCCTCGTCACTGCCGTAATAGCCAACGTTTCCGATTTGATCTATATCTCTGTGGGCGTGAGATAAAGGTGCAGCATATCTGCTATAATTTGCGCTATCCAACAGCACCCTTTCACCCTGCCATTTGTCCACACCCGTTTGCTTGTTCCAGTATAAGTCGCCGCTAGATGTCAGTAATGATCTTAAATAAAAACCATAGCTGGGGCCATCATTCCATCCGTTTCGATGTCTAACAGACAGTATACTGTGCCAAGCACTGTTTTGGTCGAGCCAAGATCCGATTAGCGATTTTCGTTTCGACAATCCCGTTTTCAATGGCTCTTTTGCAGCTACTGTTGCACCGGCTACGGCTGATGCATAAGTCCCTTGTGCTGCTCGTTGCGTTCCGACCAATAAATCCACACAATTTGACGCTAGATCAATATCGCCGGTCATCGCCCCGCCAGCCAACGGCAGATATTTCGACAAATCCATATTACTCAACTTTGTCACCAGTGCATCTGTAATCTTATCCAGAGTGGCTTTGTTCGCATGCGTATGCATATTCCCATACGCACTAAGCCACATTGCCCACCATTCCATGTCCAGCTTTTCCAGCGTGTCCTTGTTGCTGTGGACATGCGCCTTGTTCACAGTGCCCTTAAAATCGGAATAGTCCTGCACTGTTAGCTTATCCAGTACAGCTTTGTTGCTGTGCTCATGTGTTTGTCCATACACTGTCAGCCATGAAACATCATCAATTTTATCCAGCGTTTTCTTGTTATCGTGGGTGTGTGCTTTGTTTTTGGCACTGTTAATTGCGATCCATTCTGTCTGCGTGATCTGGTCGAGTACTTCCTTGTTATCATGCTCATGGGATTGCCCGTATACAGTCAGCCACGCTGTTTCATCGATCTTGTCCAGCGTTTCCTTGTTATCGTGGATATGTGCCTTGTTGACAGTCCCTTTGAAGTCCGCGTAATCCTGCTCCGTGATTTTATCCAGAACGCCCTTGTTGGAGTGTGTATGAGCCGTTGCATCGGCACCAGAGCCGGCATCTGCAATGCTGCCGCCGCCCTGCCCGCCGCTTCCGCTTGTGATGCCGCTTTCCTGTGTGCCTACCGTCAGCTTCGCATTTTCAGGTGCCGCGATCGGAATCTCAATTGCGGTTATGGGGAAAAGGCTCTCCGCGGAATCCCCCGGCAGCTTTGTCCGTACATAGTCGCCGTGTGTGAAGTGCTCCACGCTTTCGTCGATGTCCGCCAGATCGATGGCTTCCGCACGGATCGTGCTTGCCGCTTTCCCGTTCTGCCGCAGCCACACTGCCCCCTGATGCGCCAGCGTTCCCGCGTCTGTAATGTCGTCAAAAGTTATAGCCTGCTGTATCAGACCATACTTTTCCATGCGGGATTTGCTGTAGACCATGTTTCCGGATTTCACGAGATCGTCCGTTCCGGTCATGTACTGGATCATAAAAGTGGCATCGTCATCGTCCGCCTTATCTATCGTAAGACGGACTTCGTTATCTCCGCCGCTGTCCTTTCGCTTTCCCAGCGGCACAACGGCAGTCGCAAGTGCGGTACAGTCATATGTCCAGTCGCAGTTCAGCAGATTTTTGGCATACCGCACGTCCTGAGTACAGGTCCCGTCCGGGATTGCCAGCCAGTCGATATATCCGGCACAGGTATCGCTGCCGACGTATCGGACACGCAGAATGCCGCCGAATGAATCCAGCAGTTTATCTTGGATTTCTTCCCAGAAAGACGGATACACGCCGTTGGAGCGTGCAATCGTTCCCTCCGTTCCGTCCTGTGTCATTGCCTTATGTACCGTTACAGTACCCAGTTCGAAGCTTTTCGACTTGTCCCGCAGCTTTTGGTTGTACATTTTGATATACCAGTACAGTACGTCTTTTGGCGTTGCTCCACTGATCGCATAGGAAAAGTGCAGGTCATTCAGCCATGCCAGAGCCCCCTCGCAGTCATACGTGCGTATGCCGTACATGTCCTGACTGTATCCTGTAACTTCTCCGTAAAAAAGCAGTTCGCTGTCCCGCCAGATCTTCACGCGGGACACCTTGCATTCGATTTTCCTGTACAGCGGGTGCTGCGGATAGATCGCAAAGGAAAAGCTGTCCACGCCGTTGACCACAAGCTTTACGTCAGGATCTGTGACGTACTCCATGCCGTTGACACTGCCGGTGAAGCACAGCAGCTTCTCATCTACTTTGACCTTATACACTCTTACAGGCTCCTTTCTTGCAACTTTATCGTCACTGTCAGATCACCCTCTCCGACACAGCAGAACCCGAACTCCTGCGTTGCCCCCGCCGGAATCTCAACGCCGCTGATCGCCGTATCTTTCCCGCTTGGCAGCGATTCGGATTCGTTCAGAAACGTGTCGCTGCTGCCGCCCGTGTGCCGTTCCGTTGCCGTGACATAGAAAGCCTTGTCGCCGTTGAACGTCGGCACAGCAGGAGCACCGCCGGTGTTTGTCACAGAGGCGTGTATCAGGGTGACAGTCGGACTGTCCACTGTGCCCACGCCCTTCCCGACTGTGTGGCCGGAGCAGGTCGCCGTTCTGACCTTGGTCTTGTACTTATACGGATCGCAGGTCGCCGTCAGCGTGACTTCCCCGATCTGCCCGTCAGGAGAGAGTGCCCCGACAGATACACGCCCCGTGTAGCAGTACTCCCTGTCATCGTCCAGCACGATCTTCACCCGCCTGCCGTTCAGGGCGTTTTGCAGCTTTGCATACGCCGCATTCAGCCCGTAGCGGTCAGCGGCAAACGTAAACTGCATCTTCAGCGTGCGGCTTTTGTACGTCACGCCGCCGAAGTACTCCGTAAAGTCCACAGCCCCGTCTACGCCGGGGATCTCCACCAAGTTTGTGTTTGGTTCCGCTTCACCGATGCTGTAGGAGTTCAGAAAAAGCTGGTACACGTCATACGAATGCTTCCCGTCAAATTTGATGCCCTTCATCTTATGTCACTCCTCTCCTTGCTTTGCTTTGCAGGTTGCCAAGTTCACGGTTCATATCAGTGGCGATAAGCTTTGCAAGCGTTCTGCCATTGATCTTGATGTCGTGACCAGATACAGCCACCAGTTGCGGAAAGTAGTCCAGTATCGCCGCCAGAATTTCAGACAGCAGCTCCATAACGCCGGCATTTTCGGCACGGACAGCTTCCTGTACATAGCCTTGCAGCGTGGCAATAGGAGCGACAGCCTCTGCGCCTGCCTCACCACCAATCATGGCGTTACCAGTGCTAGGGTTAACGCCAAAAATGGTCGGCTGGTTAAGTACAGCACCCTTTGCGTACCACTCAACGCCGATGTGCGGAATGGACGGCGGGTCAAGGGAAAAACTGCCTTCAATGCTAAAATGTGGGAGTTTGATGTCTGGCAAATGCCAGTCAAAATCGAATATACCTTTCAGCCAATCCACAACGGCGCCGATGGTCTCTTTTATTCCGCTAAATTTTTCAGACGCAGAATCAAAAATTCCTTTGAAAGTGTTTTTGAACCCGTCCATAAATCCACTTAAATAGCCGGAGACGGTGTTCCACATACCAGACACAATGCCTAGGATGCCGTTCCACATCTCGCTAAATCCTTGCTTGATCATGTCTGTATCGCCGGTAAAAATACCAACAAAAACATCAAACAAGCCTTGCAGAAATGAGAAAATGCCGTCTATCCATTGCAAAATTCCGTCAATCGCACCCATAAAACCGTTGATAATACCAGATATCTCAGACACAGTTGTGGCAACTGCCGCTCCAATCAATCCGATAATTGGTTTAAGCCAGTCTAGTTTGTCCCCGAATCCCTGGAACTTCTCAATCCATCCCGGGACGTGTGCGCTCAGAGTCTCAGAAATCACGGAAATGACAGGTGTGAATATAGCCGATATAACATTAATGACATCCGCCACAGCCCGGCAAGCTCCGGCGAACAAAGACATTACTGTGGATGCTGCTCCACCGCTTTCCGAAAATCCGGATAGCTTTTCTGTGATAGGGGAGATAGCGTCTTTTAGATCGTTCCATGCGCCTTTCAGAGCGTCCATAATTGGCTGGAAAGACTCTTGCACAAATGATGCGACAGCCTGTGCTTTTTCCCACCATTCTCCAAGTTTGTCCTTAAATTCGCTTATTTTCGGTGCAATATCCTGGAATTTCTGCCGTGCAATGTCAGCCCATTCGGAAAGCTTTTGCATAGCCGGATTAACAAACTCTTCCAGAATTGGTTCGCCGACCTCCGCCTTGAATTGCCGCCACTTCTCCGTCAGATTCGCTTGCACGTTGGCATACTGCGTGGATTCCTTTGCCGCTTGTCCAACGGCGCCGGATGCCTGCATCATGTTCTGTGCATATTCCAGACGTGTAGCCTGTTTTGTAGCCTCGTCCAGGCTTGCCCATGCTTTGGTTTCGGATATAACGCCTTTTTCCACGGCGTAGGACGCCATCTGCGTATCATTTGCAAATAAGCCGATAGCCTCACCGCCCTCGTAAGAACCGTTGATAAAGCTATTCAGATGCCCCATAGACTCATCCAGGGACACATCCCAGAACGCTGCTGCATCTGATGCCAGAGACAAGCCAGATGCTGCAAGGTCGGTGGCGTCTTCCACCCCAAATCCTAAGCCCTTAAATTTTGCGGTAAGGGAAGTCATGCTGCCGGTCAGACGTGTGGACACTACGCCGGTAGAGTTCGCCACTTCCTGCATCTTCTTTTGCGCAGTTCCGGCGTAGTCTCCCATGATTTGGTCAAATGCGGAATTTTCTGCCGAAACTTCGGCTGCTGCGTCCACAGATTCTTTTCCAAATTTTATAAGCGCACGCCCGGCTTGTGCTGCAAGGTCAATGACCTTTTCCAGACCGCTTGCTATTACATTTGAAATAGCGCCTTTCATGACAGAAAATCCGCCCTCTGTATTTTTGGCGCTTTCTCCCAGGTCTTTAACCGACTTTTTCGCCTTTCCGGCGGAATCGTCAAGATCATTCTGCGTGCGGTCTAATTGATCGGCAGCTCTTTCAGCAGTTTTCAGCTTGTTTTCGTTCTGCTTAAGTTCTGCACTAAGCTTTTCAATACTTTCGGCGCATTCTTTCGCCTCTTTGGAGTTTTTCCCTTGTGTCAGATAGAGGTCTTTGTATTTGGTTTTCAGCTTGTCAAGCTCTGACTTCTGCTCGCTGATCTCTCCTGTCAGAGAATCCAGAGATGCAGATGTTACTTTTACGTCGCTGCTCTTGCCCTTGAAAGCCTTGCTGAATGATTCTCCGATCTTCCCGAACGCTTTTGACATTTTGGATTCCGCTTTCTCAGCGTCTTCCTGCGTTGTCTGTAGCTGCTTTCTCGCATCGTTACTGTCAACGACGATTTTTCCGCACAGCTTAAAAATATCCGTTTTCCCTCACCTCCTGTCAATAGGTCATTTCTGCCGCTCCAAATTGCATCTTCTCAAATCTGGCAATGTTGTTCCGGATAAGCACAGGGACAGCATCCTTTCTGATGTGCATGGACTGTTCTTTTGCAGAGTTGGTTTGCAAACTGTCCAAAAATTCGTTAAATGACTTATCCCGGACTTGATGCAAGAAAAACTCCCAGCACTGCTGCTGGGAGGATTCCTTAAACATTTTGCAAACTGTGTCTGTAAATCTGCACTGCCGCAGCGCTATTGCCAGCATTTCCAATGGATTAGCATAGCGCCGGTACAATAGATCAAAAAAACCGGTTATTCCGTCTTCTGTCCGGAAAGCGATAACAGCTCCGTAAAAAAATCCTTAATCTCCTTAGAGGTTACAAGCTCCCGGAGCATAACAGCATAATAGCCAGGGCTGGACTTTCCGATTTCCTCTTCTGTAGTGCCAGTAAGAGATGCCAGCAACTTTCTCAGATACGGTTCGCACTTTCTGTAGTTGCGGATAACAATTGCAACTACCTTTGCCGCCGCAATAGCGCCGATCTGCCGGAAAACGTCCTTTCCGTTGGACTTCTTACCGGTAGATTCTCCGATTCTTGCAACTGCTGCTGCAATTGCCGGGTCTTCTGTCAGTGCTGCGATTTCGTCAGAGCCAATTGCTGCCACAATGTCAAATAATGTTCCAATATCGTCAGCTGTCAAAGCTCTTGTGAATGTAAAATCTTTCTTTACTGCCATTTTTGGTTCGCCTTTCCTCTCTTACTTTACAGCTGCTGCCTTGCTTGCGGAATTTGTGGACGCACTTTGTGCATCTGCGCTTGTCTTCGGATAATAAATCCGGATGCCCAGACCAGTCATGCGGTCATTGTCTACATAAGGCTTGTACGCCTCAAATGTAAGCGGCAGGACGCTTGCCTCAAAACTCTTTCCGTCAACTTTTGCGCCGCTGGTGCAGATTGCCTTGTCAAAAATAATAACAATAGGCTTACGATCTTTGAGCGTTTCGCCCACATATGCCAGGCTGTCAATCCAGTGTTCTTCTTTGATTGTTTGTCCTGTTTGACCAACCAAGTAGTCTTTTGCGCCCTGAGACTCTGCAAGTTCGGAAAATAATGCGTGATTCAGCAGCTCCGGTGTCATATCCAGTGCGTTAACTGTCAATGTGCCTGTTTCACCGGTTTTCACAACGCCGCCATACACCTTAACGCCTACACCGTCAATCGGGACATCGTACAGCGTGCTGGTGATCTCCAGGCTGTTTCCGCCAGATGTCGCACATAGCAGAGTCTTTTCAAAGTTGAACTGTGCATTGCCGCCGGTGGTACCGGTCGTCAACATCAGTCCTTTGTGGATCGTCCCGGCACCAAGCCAGATTCGCTCCAGCGTATTTCGTGTCATGCCATGCTGTCCTGCCTGCATATTACTCCACACTCCATTCTATATATTTCAGATTGATTTGTATTTTTTTCAACCGTGCATCATCGCACGGAACCGCAGCAGTGCTGCTAAAGAACAACGCCGCTGCATACTCATCGTCGGACGTGCTGTATCCGGCAACTCTGGGAAACGCCTTGCAGATTCTCTCCCGGGCAGTTGTCAGTGCGTCCCAGCTCGTCCCAACCAGCGTGAGCAGGAACGTCCCGGACAGCATGCCACTTTCTTCTGTAACCGGGCTGCTGCTGCAATGCCCGACACAGTAGACCGGTGGCAGCTTTCCGGAAGTCTGATAGGTTTCATACTGATATGGTACTCCCGCTGTGTCCATACGGGCTTTCACCGCCGCTAGCAATTCTCGTGTCATGATAGCCCTCGTTTCAGCAATGCCGCAAGGCGTTTTTCTGCCTTCGGCAGGTCCTGATCTGCGACGTGCTGCAGCGTGTGCTGTGCCGCCTTGCCGTCCGTCTTGTAGTACTGCACGCCGTTCTTGCCATATACCACAGTGACTTTTCCTTTGTACGACGGTTTTTTTGACCCGGTATATCCGGCGACCGGCACATACCACGGAGACATCCTGCCGTCTCCGTTTGCCGCATGCATGCCTGTGCCGAATTCGTTCCAGACGGCGTTTTCTAGGCTGCTGCCGACGGTTACAGAATGCCCTGCCGCATCGACAACGTAATCCCACGAGCCTTTCAGCTGACCCTCATCCACCGGAGACATCGCCGCTGCATCTGCCGCAAGCAGTGCACCCATTTCCGTGAGAAATTGCTCCGCGGCACTGTCGATTTGGTCGGCAGCTTCCAAGATGTGTGTCTCCAGAGAAACACTTTCCAGCCTCATTGTGCGACACCTCCTGTGTACCGGAGATAAATCTCCAGCTGTGATCCGCCTTCCATGCCCATAGGGTTGTCGATGTCCAGCACGTCATAGCGCTTTCCACCGCATCGCAGACGGCAGTTTTCCGACGTGATGCTCTCTGGGAACTGCACCCAGTCTGCCACGAAAATGTGCGTGGATTGCTCCGTCTTGGCGTTATACGTTGTATAGCGGCTGTCGCTTCCGGAAAGGTCTAACCAGCCGTGAAGCGTCAGCACAGGTACTTCCTGCTCCACTGCCTCGCCGATCTCGTTGACCTGGTTCTCTACCAGCAGCAGTTCTGCAGCTGTATTTCCGCCGATCCGTCCGTACATGGTCAAAACCTCGCTTTCCGGTATCTGTCCAGAAATCTGACAAGCCGTGCAGGAACGCCCAGAACTCCGCTGTAAGCGTCCTCTCCGGAAAAGATCACGCTGTGCCGGCTGATGGTTTCCGATGCAATTCCAGCCCTGTCAGCGGCGTTCTGCCCTGTCTTACTAAGCTTGTACCGCAGAATATCCACGCACCCCATTACTACGTCCTCCGGATACACCACGCGGTACAGCACCGCAGAAGCGGTATCAGCCGGAGCAGGTGACAGCATGCTGTCCGGCAGCACCGTGTACAGTCGCTCGCCGATCTGCACGGTGTCCCCTGTCAGGATCCGCAGGCTCGGTGTCAGCATGACACCGCCCTGAATCGCCGTCACGTGCCGGAAGCCGCGTTCTGTAAAGGTGTTGTGCGTTTCCTGTCGGATCGCAGCTTCCAGTGCGGCAAGATATTCCGCAAGCAGTTCGTCCGGTGCTTCGGTATCCGCAAATTTCCGGAGATGCTCCACTGTCATCAGCATGGTGTCCACTCCTTACTTCTTGAACTTCGCCAGTACCACCTTGGAGGTGTCAGACAGTGCTACCGCATAGAACCGGTCTGCACTGATGTCTGTCTTTCTGGACAGGGTGTCGCGTTCTGTTTCCACGTTGGTGTCACGCTTCAGGTAAATGGTCAGTGCGGCAGTGTCGTCCTCGGTTTCGTCGTCCTGATTCAGCTTGACGATGGGGCAGAAGTAGCACGCCGTAGTGGACTTTGTGACCTTGTCGCCGACCTTTGCAGCGGGCAGGGTTTTCCGGATCTCCGCGATGTTCCCCTCAGCCGCCGCCGTGCCGCTTTCGTCAAAGTAATACCATTCGCTGTGCAGCGGCACTTTCTTTGACGGCACCACGCGGCAGTTTGCCACCATGCCGATTTCACCGGTCAGCATCACGCCGTTCTTGTACTTGTCCGCACTGAGGAAGTCGCTGTCTTTCCGCAGCTGTGTCACCTGCTTCGGGTGGACAAAGATAACCTTGTCCGTGTTCACTTCCTCGTCCAGCACGTCAATGGCGTCCACAATGCCGGCGTACTTGATCGCCGCCGCACTGCCGTCATAGGTCAGCTGTGCCCCCTGCAACGCAGCCATGGCATCGGCATCGACCTTCGCCGCGATGGACTTTCCGATCTGGTTATTGGTCTCTGCCACCGGATTGCCGTAGCCGGACAGCACGGATTCGTCTGTCAGTTCCACCGCTTTCATCGCTTTCTTGATCTTCACGGTGGTGGTGCTGGTCTGGAGCTTTACGGTGTCTGCCTTTACGCCCTCGGCAACGTCTACCGCATCGCCGATGTAGCTGTACTGCGGCACGGTGATCGTGTCACCCGGTACGCCCTGCAGGGTGGTGTCCACCTTTGCGAACGGGGTGACAACGATCTTGCTGGTGATCTTGGCGGAGATCATATCCGCCATGACCTGCGGGTTTACAAGGTCCTGAATGGTTGTTGTTTCTGCCATAGTTATTCTCCTTTTCTACCGGTCAGGGTGTCGTATGTGTCTTTGTCGGTCTTGTACAAGTCCAGCCGCTGG